GATCAGCAGTGACCAATAGTCTCATGCCATCCACTAGATCCACTCCATCCACATTGTAACCTGTGGCTCCTTCTATGTCACTGAACACGTCCTTGGTAAATGTGTCCACCACATCCACATATGGTTTGGCTTGTGAGCCAAATTTATATAATTTTAATCCGGAGTCAAATTCAATAATGGGTCGTTTTGCTCTCTGTGCTTCATCTATATCAAACAAAGATCCATTGTAATTTGCCACTGCCTGCAGCACAGATTTATGCACCCATTTGTTGGCTTTGCTCCAAGGATTCAGATCTGGAGAACTCCTTTTGATCACGATATAATCTTTGCTGTCTATGGTTGTATCTTCTATGTCAAAAGTGTTTCCGTCAAAACCCAATCCATCAAATGATTCTAAATTTTCATCAGCCAGATCGTTGGGCACAGACAAGTTTTGCTCATTTACCAACACAATGGCATCACCTACTCCTTCCACATACCAATCATTTTCAGCATACTCTGCTGGAGTGACGTTGCCTTTGAAATTTACTTTCATGCCATTTGACAGCGATAGTCCATTGCTCAATGTGAAAGTTTTTTTGCCAATAATTTCTTTTTCTACATCTATGGCACTGTTTTCTTCCAGATCTAATATCTGAATCAATCCGTATGCATTTATATCATTGCTGGAAACATAATACAGCACGTCCGGAGTTGTGTTGCGCACCTCAAATGTTATGACTCCTTGTTCTATTGACTGCTGATCCACTCCTTCGTTGTACAGATTAGCAGAGTTTAGAGTTCTGGCTGTTTTTATCGTGAAAGGCAATCCGGGAGTGTTAACATTGAATTTATATGTGACACCTTTGTATAATTTTATTGTAGCATTCTGTGTCAAACCATCCGGAGTTAACAGATAGGCATAATTGTCTAGGTTATCTGCCAGTTCCACTGTGTAGGTGCTCTGTGTCTGCTCCTGCGCTCCTGTGATTGTGATTGCTGTAGGGCCAGAAGGTTGCCAGTAGTATTCTCTAAAATTGACAAATTTATCCCAATCTATGTGCGGATTCCAGCCATAATATTCTGCTGAATTTAATAAGTTATGATTGTCTGTATTGCCACCCAAGGTTTTAATTTGATTAATGTAATCCACATAATCTTTGTAAAAGATCACATTTCCTAACGAGTCTTTTTTTATGACCACCGGCTCCAACTGATAATTTTGTCTATCATTGCTCACTTCATTGATATAATTGTCTTGCGGAGTGAATGACTTGCTTATCTTTCTGCCATAGAAAGCGCTGATCTTCTCCACAGTGCCAGGAGATAAGAATTGATCCAAAGTGCTGTACAGGAACTTGTTGTTGGTGGGAGTTCTAAAAAATCTTGGTAGTAATGCAGATGAATTTCTTTTTTCATCAGTTTGGTTATTGACTGGTAAAGGAAATTCTTCTTGATTGTTGTCGTATGCCATTAATAAACACTCCCACCTGAAGTGGCAGCGCTGGTAATGCCCACGTTGATGGTGGATGTGGACGACACCACAGTGCCATCAGTTTTAAGTCTTGATGCTGTGACAGCATCTATCATTTCAACATCATCAACAGTTGCCCCACTAATAAAAATTTCATCACTCTCAGATTTGATTTCAAACAAACTTCCAAAAGTTTGCGAAGTTTGATTGGGTACAATAACAAATGTCACAACGTCCGGAGCCAACTGATTCATCACATAAGCACTCAGTTCGGAAAAATAAAATATGTCACCAAAATCCCAATTTTCTAGGTCAAAATACTCATTAATTGCCTGTATGATTCTAACTTTGATGTCATCATCATTCACCACTTGATTGATATTTTTTACCACTTTGAACACTGCTTGAAATTTTGATTCTGCTTTGTCTCCAAATAATATTTTATATTTGACAGGATGGTAGATCACTTCATCGCTGATAGATTTGATAAGATTGATTGCTTTTCCAAAATTATTATACATGGCATCACTGCTCTGTGGCAATGGCACATTTTCTACCTCTTCGTTCAGATAGGCTCTGAATTCTGCATCATAAGCTCTGGTCAATATGTATGTGTCAATGATGTTGGTTGCACTTGGATCTATTCTATTGGTGGTATCTGTGCTGTGTATATACTGAAATTTTAATTTGTCTCTACCTAAAAACATTTTATAGTCATTCACAGTGGTTAACGTTCTAGTAGTGACGTTTAATTTTTTAAATATTTTCAAATTTTCTATGTAAAAAACAGTGTCCACATCATACTGACTGTATGCGCCTATGACATTTTCACTGGCCACTGATAGTATGGGTTCTTTATCGGCCGCCACGTAAAAATAATCTTCCACTCCATCGTTGCTGATGATTTTTTTTTGATAGATTTGACTGTTTGTGGTGGTTAAATTAGTGAATGATTCTGGATTATCCATGAGTCCATCATCGTCCGAATCAAAGAATGTGATTTCGATTTTTTTACTGTCTATATAACCTTGCGCATCGCGATATTCGGCCACCACTTGCCAATCCACATCTTGTTTTAATGCCTCAAAAGAATTTGGAGCACTGTTGATGTTTAACACAGTGATTTTATCCTTGATTATTTTTCCTGTAATGGTGTTGTAATTTTTATCAGTGCTGTCGTAATAAAATCTTATTTCTTTGTCACTTTCAAACACATATCTCACGCCTCTGAACGATACTGTGTATAATTCTGTGTCTGAGGTAAACAACAACAGCCAACTCGCATCCTGTTGCTGATTAGTAATGTCTCCTGTTTTGCCGGTGCTGAATTCTCCATACTGATTTAGATTGTTTTCCTCAATTAATTCCCAACTTCTGTTGCTCACGTTGTATCTTAAACCAAATGTGGTATCAGCAAAAATTTGATCCAACATCTGCAATTTAAGATCAGCCGTAAAATTCCTAGTAAATTTAGGCAGTATCTGTGTGAGCACAGCGCCAGACGGTATCACATCATTGAATATGATGGATCCTGATCCATCATTCTGTGTTAAGGTGCCATTGCCAATCACATTTGTGACCGTGGACCATCTTACTGTGCCTTCGCCCAACTTGCTGGGAGTGCCTGTGAGTAATTTTCCATCCACAGTAAAATACTTGCCTGCGGGTGCCTCAAATTTACATTTGGCATTAATTTCTAAAAAGTTTAGCAGACTGGCTGTGAATGTGCCCACTTCCAATCTGTTGCCATCCTCATCCTGCAGACAACCTGTGCTGATGTTGGTTGCTTTGCTGAATTGATTCCAAGAGATAATAATGTCGGTGGTCAAAATTTTTGTAAAATTATCCAAATAAAAATTAAACAATTTTTTATCCAACAATAAAGGTTCTATTGTGTTGTTGATAACGCCTTCTATGTCAGTTCTTGTCACATAGCTGAATGTGATGGCATCAGTCAGTGTTTCTTTGTAAATTACTCCATCATTGCCGTACAAATTGGTGCTGCTGTATTTGCCTGTGGCATCCAAAAGATCAAAATATCTTGATATACCACTGCTGGCTCTGTTGATTGATTTAACTTTAATAATTTCTTGATTCACTGACAGCGGAGCCACATTGTAATCTTCACCAGTGATCATCCTGTTTTGTGTGTAATAGGTGGAAGGAGCATTGGTCCTAATCGAACCACTGGATTCAGAACCTGTGGCATTATCCACACTGTATTCCAAACCTAAATTGATTGTGAGTGTTTCGTTCTGTCCTGTGACGCTGGTGTATGGCACGTCGATTTCTATATTGTTCATATCTCCTGGCACAATTTTAAATTGTCTATTATCGCTGACTCTGTAGTATGTTCTGAATGCGCCTTTGGGTAAATTTCCAAAAGTACCATCTGCAAATTGTAGATTAATTCTGTCTTCGGTTCTGGTGATCACACTGTAGATATTTCTAATGGACTTGGCAGTGCTGTTGTAGATCACATTGTTGCCTTCAGTGGCGCTGACTTTGGTCCATAATTCTGTTTCATTACCAATGTCGTTCAGTTGATACAACCACACATCAGTTTGATTGATGTTGGTGGCGTCGATGGAAACAATTTGATTGGGTGTGGAAAGATCCACATTAAAATCTCCTTGTTGCAGCGTGCCTTGTCTAAAATGAAAGAAAAATCCAGTGTTGCTGCTAGCACTGCCTCTGCCATCATCTTGATAAACAAATTGCAGTTTATTGGTGCGCAATGGAGATAATTCTTCTAAAACTCCGTCATTGACATCTATTGACACAATTTCAAACGCTATGTTTCTTCCGTCCACACTCTTATTGAAACCAAACACCGGCACGTTTTGCAAATTTGAATTGAATTGATACAGTTCCACAGGCAAGTCTTCCACTGTGTCTTTTTTATTGGGTCGACCTATCTTGTTGTTGGTGGGCAATGCAGCATTCATGATTTTTACAAACTGTTCATACCAATCCTCGTTGCTGGGATCATTCCATATGATGGTTTGATTGCTAAGATTTACATTGTTACTGTCGATTATTTCTTCAGTGGTGGTGATTGAATCAATTTTAAGCAAGCCGTTGGCACACTGATTACGTTTGGCATTGTAGCTCAACAGTCTAGCAAGACGCAGCACTGATTCTCTACGTTCTGCCAACTCTATGAAATTTTCTCTGGCGTTCAGATCAATTCTGAATGCTATGTTTTGTCCCAAAAAAGCAATAACATCAATCAGAGCAAGATATTCACTGCTCTCTAAATAATCGTTGAAATCTTCAGGGTAATTCTGACGCAGATAATTGATCATTACTCTGCGTAGATTATCGAAATCATAGCTTTTGAAATCAGCGTTCCTGAAGCTCTGATAGACCTTTTTCCAGTCTTCTGCCAGCAATAATCTGTTCAATCTATCTGTGGATGACATAAGTTTCCGTTATATGAACTTATTTATTATGATTGATTAAATGCTCACTTAATTCTAGCTGATTAAACCATTACTTTCATCAAATTTTAAACGCATCTTCTCTGAAACGTTGTAGGATAGATAGGTGATATCACACTGTATTTGTATGCCGCTTTCATAGGAATCCACAGTTACTTCATTGACCTGCACTCTCGGGTCGTAATTCACTATCTGTGTCACATTGTTGACTATGGCTTGTTTAACGTTTTCTGTGAGTGGTTCAAACAGTGCGTCCCATATGATGGTACCAAATTCAGGATTTTCCAATTTTTCTCCTTTTCTCACGTGGAAGTGATTCAACAGATCTTGTTTGATCAATGCTATGTCATACAGATTAAAACTGTTGGCATTAGGATTCACTGTGCTGATACCTCTGTAGGCTCTAGGTCCCACAGGTGCCGAGGGTGTTTTGTTGGCTCGAACTGTGATGTCTTTGTATAATTTTTTTTCTTTGGTACTCATATGAATATTTATGTGCTATCCTCCTATGAAAATTTTACTGGACACAGAAACAATTTTTGCTTCATAATTGTCTCCATTCACTTGATCTCCCAATCTTGCCACCAGCTGTGCCTTGCCATTCACTAATACTTTGGATGAAGCAGTGACTATTTTGCTGGTGTGTCCACAGTCAGCACGCACTTCATCTCCCAGTCTAGCATAGCCTCTTTGCTGATTGCCTATCACATTCTGTGACGATGATATGATTTCTCCTGACTGATCACCATGTATGTCACAGGTACCTTCTGTCTTGTCTCCCAATCTTGCTAATCCTCTGGTCATATTATAAATCTATTGAAAGGTTAATACTGTTGATCATGCTGGTGGCTGCTGACAGCATGGAATCTTTTTGAGCTAAGAATGTTGCTCCAGCTGATTCACCAGCTGCCTTCACTTGATTGAGAGCTGTGCTGGCTGCTGCTTCCAGATTGGGTATGCCTTCACCTGCTGCTTTAGATAATATGCTTTCTAATTCAGGCACTAGGGCTGTGATGTCTCCAGGCAGTCCTGCCACGGTGTCTGTGACTCCTGCGCAACCGCAGGCGCTGGTGATATTGACCGACTGCACCAACAAAGGTTTTAAACTGTCCAAAGAGGATGATATGCCTCCCACTGATGCCGTGATGCTGCCGACTGCACTGCTTGCTATGCCTTCAAATGAACTTAAGGCTCCTGTGAGTGATGTTAGAGCAGGTCCTGATAGAGTTGACGGATCAATGCTGCCCAATAATGATTCTAGATTTACTGACTCACCCGCAGCCACCAACTGCTGAACGATTGGTAAGTTTTCTAGATCTGGCAAACCAGCCAGTAGGTCTCCAGTCAAAAGATTACTCATGTCACCAGCCACTGCCATCAGTTTGGGAATTTGTGCCTGCACCGCTGCCTCAGCGTCTTTGGCCAATTGTATTGCGTCGCCGCCCACTGTGGCTCCCAAGGTGCCCATGAGGTCGCAGGCACTGCCTGCTGTGAGTGTGAGATCTTTGGCTTGCTCCTTCATGGAGTCCAGACTGGAAGTAAGTGCTGCTGGTATTGCTATCATATGATTCCTTTCTTAAATGTGTCAGGTATGCTGGACAGTGCTGTGCCTTCTATAGTTTCTAAAGTATTAGCGTCTGTCTTGCCTGTGCTGACTCTGGTTGGATTTAAATTTTCATGCTGTGACCAAGGTTCATGCTGTGGCACTCTTTTCATGATGTTGCCATAGCTCTCGCCAGGATTGTTGTGTGTGCTAATAGATTGTGCTGATTGCGCAGTGGCCAATCCATTCATCATGTTGATCTGTGTGCCTGAATCCAGATTGATGTTGGCTCCTGAATGCAGATTGGTCACAGATCCCACCACTATGTTCTGATTGGCTCCCACTTTGAGGTTGTAATTGGCCATGCTTTCAATATTGAAATTGGATCTGCTCTTGATGTTGACATTGCGACCTGCTTCGATGTTGACATCTCTATCTGCCTTGAAATTGAAATCCGTTTGAGTATGGATGCTCACACTGTCCTGCGCAAATATGTCCAGCTTGCCATTGGCAGTCATTTCTATCCAAGTGGTGCCTCGGGCATTGCCAATATAAATCAAATCTTCTGAATTGTGCAGCAATATTTGATGACCTGTTCTGGTTCTGATACGCACCAATTCATTGTGAGGTATGGTTTCATCGCCTTCCAACTCAAACAGAGATCTGCTCACATATTCTGAAGGACCTGTGGCTGCAGATGTCTTGCGCAAAAATTTGTCGTCACCATCATCCATCACAATGCTGCTGCCACCCAATCTAGAATAATATCTACCGCCTTTGCCTCGAGCACTGCCACGCTTGTCCACGGGTCCTGGGGTGCTGACTCCAAACACCATGCTGGGCGCTTCACGTCTGGCACTTGATGTGGTCAAACCTCTGATTTCATCTTCCAGTAATCCTTGATTGTTGAGTATGTTCACAAACTGTTGATTGATGGGTTTTAAATTTTTAGTTGAATCCGATAAATTTTTGACATTGAGCAATAATTCCTTGTTGTATTCTCCCACTGGTAATTTTTTTCCTATCTGTGTGGGATTGGTACTGGTGTCTGTGTAGGTGGTGGCAGCTCTGCCATCTGGAATCATAAAATTTTGATTTTCTGCCTGCACACAACCAATCCAATAGCCTTTGTTGATGTTGCCTTCCACAAATATCACCAGCACTGTGTTACCCACGTCGGGAGGAATAAACCACATGCCATAGCTCTGTTGACTGGAAGCATAGTCAGCATTTTTAGTCACTCCATCTGGACTGGTGACTCCATAGAATGGGCTGAGATATTTCACTTGTATTCTTTGTGATTCGGATTTGGAATCGTTGCTAGGATTTAATGATTTCAGCAACTCCACTTCCAGCGTGCCTGAATATTTTCCATCCAGATGACTGGTAACCACAGCCTCGTACGGCCCATTGGATTTTGCAGTAGTTTTTGCCCTTCGATCTATGTAGCCCATATTTTATTGATCTCTATTCTGTTGCTGTTGATTCATAAACGTATCCGGATCTTTTATCTATATTAAACATTAAGCTGACGCATCATCTGGGATATTTGTGCCAACTGCACTTCCTAGTCCCAATTCATATAAGTTTTTTTTATTTTTTCCTACTTTTTCTGCAGCCTCTATCTCCTGATTGGCCACTCTGGCCAATGTTAATGTCTGCTTGAACAATCCAGCTTCAAATGTGCTGGTGATTTTATTCACCGAGAACACTCCGCTGAAATCCGGTAGTTTTTTGAAAACTTTGGCTCCTTCATTCACAATAATACCTTTTTGGAACTCATCTGAATCCAGTGGAGTCCTAAAATTCACTGCCACCATTGGAATTCCTTGAGTGTCATCCATGCTGCCGTCGGCGTTAATAAAAAGTTTGGTTTTGCCATCTACACTGTCAATTACCCTCCTAGCATAATAATTGCCCAATCCGCTGTCACACAGGTAATATGGATCTCCCAGTATGGTGATTTCGGCTTTGGCCAACATCACTTGACTGGTCATCAGTTTGTCATGATACTCTAATGCAATTTTTTGTTCATCTGTGAGTTCGCCCACTGACTCAATGCGCTCCTGCCATGCTCTGGAATGATAGATTGAACTCTTGTTTTCACCAGTGCCCACTGCCTGATCAGCAGCTTTGTTCTCCTCAGAATTATCAACACTACTTTTTGACTGCTGCTCTGCTTTCACTTTGCGGTTTAGATTGTCTTTGCCTCGGGCTGCATCTGAAGCGATGGTCTGAGCATACTGAGCGTTCACTTGTATATCAAAACTCAACACATCTAGATTTTTACCCGTGTATAGATAATCATATTCTTTCACAATTAAGTTTTCAATATTAAGTGTTTGTGGTTTTGTATTTGCTGGCAAAAACACATGTTCATGCACTAGGTTTTCAACCACATCAAACACTAGCAGATAGGGATAATTTCCGTTGTCATTGAGATACTCTTCATCTATGATTATGTATTTTCTAGGAATAATTTTAAACCATTTGCGCATGCCATTCACATCACTATCGCCTAATAAGTTTTTGGCATAATCGCTGAACAGAATCACACAGGTGATAACATCTTCAATAGTTTTAGTTGCAGTGAATAGAAATGTGGCTTCTCCCTGGGGGAAATTAACAAATTTTCCTATCTTCTTCACTCTATCGTACACATTGAGAGTGTTGGAGCTTACTCTTTGCCTTTGTTCTTCTGTGAGATTTATCTTTGCTTTGCCTATATCATTCAAAGAACCTGCGTCCTGCTGGAAAGAGATGCCACCGTTCTTCATCGAATTTACAGGAGTAGTTGATCCGATCAGAATTGTTTTTTGGGTCTGTGCTCCAAATTGTTTCTGTGTGGCTCTGTCGTTTTCATCATTGTTGAAGGATTTTCTGTTGGCACGCTCTATGACCTCGGCTGCTTTGGGAAAATTTATTACTATTTCATTAGGCACAGGAGCGCGGGGAGTTTTTGATTTTCTTTTTTCATCCATTGCTTTCTGTAAACTTTTTTGCAATAAATCCTGCACTGTGTTGCCTTTCAGCGTGACGTCAACCTCTAATTGTTGTGATGTGGCCGATAGTGCCACTTCGTTGTAGGCACTGGCACGGACGCGATATTGAGCTCCTGATTGGTCTGCTGAGAAATCCACTGAATTGATACTGATAGGATATATCCTTCTGATTGTGACATTGTCTCCATCTGTGATTTGTTTGATGTTGCCTTTTTCGTCAGTGCCTATGAAATCTATCATCAGCACATAGGGCGCTTTCAAATAATTTTTAAGTCCAGCCTGTTTGGCTGCTTGTCTTAAAGTGTCTATGAATAACCCCATGCTGTAATATTCATGCACTATGAATTCCGTAGTGTTTACATTGCTTTGCTTGTTGTCTGAAATCCCCATGCTTTGTTCTACTACTACCTGACTGATAAAAAATTCTCGTATGGCTTTTCCTTCTTTTCCTGTGTTGAAATTTTTATCATACTCAGTTGGCACTTTGCTGGCTCCTGAACCACCACTGCGCAATATTATATTCTGCGGCAACCTTGTTCTTAATACTGCTGGAAAATTTACTTCTTCCGGAGTAAGCACAGCTAATGTGAAGATTGAGTTGAATGAACTGTACGCATGCAAAGGGTTAGTGACTCTGTTGGGTGATCTGATTTTTTGATCTGCGTTGAACTTTGATTTATTTTCTTTGCCTGACACTTGATAGTCGCTGGTGATAGCTGATGCATCGACTGCCTCCAGTGGAGGTCTCACAGAAATATTATGCGCTTGGATTTTTCTATTGGATTCTTCCAGCCAAGATGGTGTGTTTTTGGGAGCAAATTTAGTGAATGGAGAGTCAACCATGTTTCTATGTGCCCAATGTTTGTCTCAACTTGGGTCCTTGGGGAATATAGATTTTCACACCTGATACCAGATCATACACTGGGTCTTTGATCACGTCCATGTTCCTCTGTGCAAACACCCACCATAATTTTGGAGTGCCGTACAGATCATAAGACAACAGATCTGGTCTGTGATTATATTGTGATTCCACTGTGTAAAGTACGTCATCACTGGATGCTGGCACAGGTCTGATGCTCAACGTGCTGAGGTAATCCTCATTGTTGATTGCTGTGGTGTGCCAAGGACTGGTGCTGCTGTATGTGACCATTAGATAAATCCTCCACCGGCTCCTTTGATATAATCGCCATTCACAAATTGATCCATATTGAATTGTGAAACTGTGGCTCGACTGTATTGAGGAATTAAAGTCACAGTAATCTGACTGTGTGTGGGCGCCCAAGACATGGGGCCTCCTTCTTTATCTATCAAGGCATTGTCACCCAATGGATCTGGGTCACTCGCTATGTCAGTTATTCCGCAATGAATGTAGTCAACGTTGCTCTGCATGTCAAACTGGAATGAAGCGACCACCACTGGCACATCTTTAAACACAAAATCTCCGTAACCGTTGAACAAAACCACTGGAGGAGGGGCACCTGCAGACGAACTAGTTTCACCATAACGCATCTTGCTGACTGATCTCAAATAATGTATGGAAGCCACCCAATGCCTGGCCTCTAAACTATTTTGCACATAAAAGTCACCATTGATCTGTATGCTATCAACCGAACTGTAGTTGTAGGAGTTGAATGGGTAGTTGGAATGCACTGGATTGTTTGCTGTGTAATTCGCTGTGTGATTAATGATGATTGCAGGAGTATAGGGAAAAGTAAATCCTGGAAATTTTCCCACTAATGGCGCTAATATTTTACTGTCTTTCATGTTGTCAGGCACACTTAGACGCACTCTCCAATCATGATCACCTGGCTTGACTGCCATCCCGGCAGCTTGAAATGTTTTCTGTGTGGGTACACCATCTTTAGGCAAAAGAGAGCCCATTGCTTTTCTACCAATATCACCCACAGTTTTGGTTAAACCCCCAACTAGAGAGTTTCCTTGCGCCAGTGGATCATAATTGTTAAATGGCATATGGTTACCTTTTCTCAAGTATTTATTGACAAAATTAACTGGGTAGTTTATACTGAAGGCTAATTATAAAGGAATTCGATGAAAAAAATCAACTACCTCAACAACAAAGATCTGTT